AACTCATGGAAGATGACTACCGTTTGCCAGTTGCTCAGATGCTACAAGACAGACCCGAACTACGACTTGAAGATGCCTACTACATTGTGAAAGCAAAAGTAGATGCAGAGAAACTCAAAGTAGAGCGTGCTGAGGTAGCCAAGCAGAAGTCATCTAGACGTGAAACCTTGCGTAAAACATCTGGTGGCAAGTCAGTGTCTCCAAGTGGTACACCCAAGTTTCGTAGCGCATGGGAAGCCTACCAATATCACAAATCACAACAGGCCAAGAAGTAGGAGTAGTTATGCCCAAAGGTAAACGCACCGTAAATAAAATCATTATCCATCATTCTGCTTCTCCAAAGAGTACAACCAAAGAGCAGATATACGATTGGCATGTCAATGGTAACGGATGGTCTGACATTGGGTATCACTTTATTGTACTTGGCAATGGTGAAGTTGTAAGTGGTAGACACATCAACAAAACAGGTGCTCACTGTAAGAATCACAACCGTGGCTCGATTGGCATCTGTGTTACCGGTAACACATCAAGAGAAGCACCTAGCACCGCACAAATGGAATCGCTGTGGGGCAAGGTGAAACTCTTGATGGAAGAATACAACCTTGACAGGCACAATGTATATGGACACAGGGACTTCGGAGCAACCGAATGCCCAGGTAACTATCTGTATGCAATGCTTCAACAGTTTAAAGGTGGGTTACTTGCATAGGGTTGACAATCCAACATTTCTCTTTTACAATGCCTATGTTGAAAGAACTCTTTTGAGCACTCGGACAGCAACCATTCCAATGGGAATACGGTTTAGGCAGAACAACATAAACTAAACATAATAGGTAAAACAATGGCTATTTCTAATGATTTGCTATCGTCGACCTTGTATTCCATCCGTGATGGCGAAGTTGACGAACTCTTTCAAAAGGTCGCATTCCTTGACAATGCAAAACGATACAACGGTATTGAATATGAAGATGGTGGTATTAAAATCCAACGTCCTCTCTCTATCGCTGAACACTCACAAATCACCAATCTTCCTACCGGTTACGAATCAGTAAACCTGGCTGTTAAAGATGTATTGCAACCTGCAATCTACGAATGGTCTGACTTTACTGCTCCAATCGTAATCACCAAGAAAGAAGAGTTGGAGAACAAAGGCGAGAAAGCAATCGTAAAGATTGTTGAAGCTCGTATGCGTTCTGTAATGGGTATGCTTCGACGTGAACTCAACAAGCAGTTGCTTCGTGGTAACTCTACTATCTTGACTACTGTTAACTCATTGAACGGTGACTCTACTGTAGAAGGTTTCTTGGAAGCACGTACAAAAGCCACACAGGTTCGTACTGTTGGTGGTATCTCTAAGCAAACTTATCCAGTAAACGGTTGGTTGAATCAGTTCGCTGATGTTGGTGGTGCTTTTGGTACTGATGGTATCCGCTTGATGCAACAAATGGCAATCCAAGCAAACACTGTAACTCACATGGGTGAGATTCAATGTGTGCTTTTGTCTGAATCTGCAATGGCTAACTATCGTCGTGCTTTGTTTGCACAAGAGCGTTACATCAATGAGAAGACTCTTGATGGTGGTCGTATGCAGTTGGCATTCGGCGGCGCAGTTGTAGAGCAAGACCTTGAACTTGGTTACACTGATGCTGACGGTTCTGTCATCTCTGGATACTTCCTTAACTTCGACGGTGTTAAGTTGTGCATGCACAAAGATGCTGACTTCGCTGTTTCACCTTTCGAGCACATTTCGGGAACTACTGCACGGGCTGCACAATTGTATGTTAAAATGCAAATGATTGCAGACCACCTTGGTTCATGTGGTGTTCTTGCAGACGCTGATACTTACTAAGGGGGTACATCATGGCTACACAAAACATTATTCAATACTTGGAAACTTCTCAATACAACGCATTGCCTGCTGGTGGTACGATTGCAGTTGGAGTCGAAGCAAGTAACCGTCGTCAAATCGAGACATTTATTAGTGGTGGTGCTATTGCTGCTAATGACTTGGTTGCCTTAGACTTTAGCAAGACAAGCGATGGCGAGATTGCTATCACTATTGTTGCTGCTGACAGCACATCTGCTAACAGTATTGCAGTAGTTGGTTTTGCTTTGAACGCTGCTACCGGTGCTGGTGAAAACGTAGACGTTACCATTGCTGGATTGCATAGTAGTGCAAACTTAGAAGGTGGCGTTGCCAAAGGTGACCGTTTGAGCATCTCAGCAGTTGCTGGACAGGCTGATACATACGTAGACACTGACACAGTTCCTGTCATTGGATACGCTTGCGAAGCACCAACTGCAAACGTTGGTTCTGTATTTGTTATCAAGCAGTTCTAAGTTAGATTTTCTATCAAGCCGAAGGGGTGGGTGTTTCGCCCATCCCTTTTTTCGTATGGTGACCTATGGCAAATTTGAAAGCACTCAGACAGAAAGTAAAGAACATTACAGACTACAGTCCCGAACTGGCACAGTTTGATGACCAGCTAGACGAACTGTTGAACGATGCGTACTACTGTTTGTGGACCATGAAACGGTGGAACTTTACTACCAAACTAGACACCATGCGAGTTCACACTGACATCTTGCCAGGTACGGATACCGAGAACAACAGTGGGAACACAGTTACAGCAAACGTTAAGAAGGGTGAGCGTGAGGTTGTGTTTGCTGCTTCTATTGACCGTTTGCATCAACGTGACGTATGGGAAGGTCAACCCATAGAGATTGATACGATGGAATACACCATCAGTCGTATCAACGATGATTTTGACAAGATTTTATTGGATAGACCATTTGAAGGTACCTCCAACACCACTAACAGTAACTGGAAGATTAAGAAGCGATTCTATGACCTACCAGAGAACTGTTTGGAACTACTATATCTAGGACACAGAGACTACCCATACGTGAGCGTGAGTGGCTCACAGAATCCATATGGTAAGTCTACTTCCATCATGCCTAGACGTGAAGAGGACTTGGACTTGCGAGTAGACTACACACAGTCCTACGCAGAAGCATACATTACAAGTCCATCAAAGAACATTGCACCAGGTGAGCAAACAACACTGACAGAGACACTACCCGGTTCTGGTGAGTTTCAAACTGGTGAATACTATGAGTTTGCATGGGCATTTATCAAAGATGGAAAGATAGGTGCACTGTCAGAGCCATCTGAAATTGAAATTACAGTAGACAATGGTGCTATTAAGTTACAGTTTACAAGTTGGGATGACATCCCCATACTTGCAGATTCTTACAACAACAAAGACCAAAGTCCTGCACAGTGGGAGGGGTATCGTAAAGTTGTGGTATGGAACAAAAACTTTGACAAAGCAACTGGTGAACGCAAAGGTTTGCCGTGTTGGTTGTTTGTAACCAATGGTAAAAACACTTCATCGGGCACTCGTAACGATATAGAGTACTTAAAACCGATTGTCGTAACAGACACCGTTTCATTTGTAAACATTGTAAAGAAGGACCAACTAGACAACGGTTCAGCACGGTATGTAGAGATTGATGGGTTGCATCAACAAATCAGACCATACCCACGTCCAATTGGATATGACTACGAAGTAGAAAGGGTAGAAGAATCAAGTGTAGTTATTGTGTACCATGACTATGTACGAGAGATGGTAAGACGATACATGGTCAAGCCAAAAGACATGCTACTCAATACAGATGTGCCACAGATGCCATATGAGTTCCATCAACTGATTGTATACAAAGCACTCGAAGACATCTACTTAAAGTTGGGCCAACAAGGATTGGCAGCAACGTATGAGAAGAAATACATGAAAGAAATCAATGGCCTGGCCAAACGATACGTAGACAAAGTAGACCAGCAAGTACAGCGTGGTCGCTTCCATATGTCAACCGGTCGACCAACGTATGATGGTTCTTCGTTACGGAGACTTCCATGAAACCACAACGGTTCAGAAAGTATGTGCCATGTGGTGGTGTCAATGAAGTACTGACACCCAACCTAGGTGATGCGAATCAAATCTTTAACTGTCGATGGGCAGATGAAGATGGGTGGGTGGCTAACATCGGATTTGAGAGTTGGTGGCAAGTACCATCTAGTTTCACAGTGACCAGTGCCATTATGGACAAGTACTTTACAGACAAAGTAGATGCTGTGTACCAATGGAAGAGACAAGGCACCAAGGACATCTACACGTTTGTAGAACAAGGTGGAAACCTGTACTACATGCTGGGCAACAAGAACGGTGGTGATTTTGACGCTGACATTGTGACGATTGACACTGACCGATACATACCCAAACTAGGCGATGTAGGTTCACAGTTTGTTAACCTGGGACAACACCTACTCATCATCAATGGACGTAACCGAGCAATACTTTTTAGTGGTGATCAAGTCTACCGTGACTTTGGTTTTGTACTTCAGACACCATCTGCCAATCCACTTGACGTGGATACGGACTATCAAAACGGTGATGTTCTTAGTGGTGGTGCTGCTGTTTGGTTTGGTCAAAACTCACAGTATGGGCTAGGCACTTTGGTATTTGATGCTGATGGTGATGTGGTTGAAACACCATATACGTACAACTACAAGATGTCTATGATTACAGACTTGGGTGCTGAATCACCTTTGTCGGCAACACAGAGTGTTTCATGGTCATTACCAAATGCTAGTCCTGCATACAGATACGGCGTGGCACTTGACCTACCAATCGGACAAGAGGGTGTAGTTGCTAGACGTATTTACAGAACCAAAGAGATAAACGACAACGGTGAGATTTACTACTTTGTGGCTCAACTCGATGAGAACTCCAGTCGATTCTATATTGATGCGATGCCAGATAAGTTTCTAGTAGACCAAGCACCATCGTTTACAGAAAGTGCAGCAATTACAACTGATTGGAAATACGGTGAGGTTTGGGACAACAGACTGTGGCTCGCAGCAGGTAGTCGTATTATCTATTCTGATAGTGGTATTTTTGAACAGTTTGGTGCTTTGGCATACTTTGACTTGGGTAACCAAACTGGTGGTGACATTACACAGATGGTTGCCTTCTATAACAATCTGATTGTATTCCGAGAAACAGCAGTTAACATTATCAGTTTTGATGCAGGTTCTTATAACATTAGCACCATCACTAACACACTAGGAACAGTAGCCAGTAACGCAGTAACTGTCATACCACAGTTGGGTGTTGTGTTCATCAATGAACAAGGTATTTGGATGCTGTCAGGTGGTTTGAACGGTGGTGCATCCATACAGATGCAGAAGATAAGCAAGCCCATCGACAAACAACTAAAACGTGTCAATCATTCAATGATGCACAAGGCTATTGCTGCGTACTCCTATCGAGAAAAGGAAGTGTGGATACACGTACCGACAGACGATGAGACAACGCCTGGCTTTGGGTTTGTATTGCACTTAGAGCCAAACGTACCTATGTGGTCCTTCAGAACTAGTTTGGAAGATTCTAGCAAGTCATACTGGAGTGCCATGACAAATACCGTCAATGGCTATTTCCTGCTTGGCAATGACCCGAACTGGACACCGGCAGATGATGCAG